TTCGAGCATCGCGTCGAGGGTCAACTCCGCCGCCTGGTTGCTGGGAATCGTGCCTTCCGCATCGCCAGTGTATCGGCCCCACGTGCCGATCACGTCCCAGTCGTTCTCTGCCAACTGCCGCTCCAGCTTCGTCGGCGCCCAAAGGTCGTCAGCGTCGAGTACGGCGATCAAGTCGCCCCGGGCCTCGGCCAGTAGTTCGTGCATGATAGCCGGCCGGGGGCCGGCGCGGCCGTAGTCGAACACCCGCACGCGATCGCCATCGGCCATACTCAGCGCGTGGCGATAGACTGCCGAATTCGGGCGGAAGCCGTTGACGCCAACCAGCCACTCCCAGTCCCGGTGGGTCTGCGCCTCAATTGATGCGGCGCACTGGGAAAGAAATTCTACGCCGGTTCGCAGGCCCGTAAGAATCGAGATCATTGGTCAATCTCCGTTCCGGGTGGATGGATCACCAGCACCGGCGACAGCAGGTCGTCGAGCGGGGTGCAAATCCCGCCGGCTCGTGTCGCCGCTTCGCGAATGTCCGCCCTTGTGGGCCACGCCTGCGGATCGAACGGCTCCTCCTGCCGTGGCCCATCGCCGAACAGGGCCCAATCGTCGACGATCACGACGTGCCGCCCCTCCAGTTGGAGCATTGCCAGTTCGTCAATTAGCGGGCATTCGACCGGCGGGCGCTGGTCGTCCTGGCCGCTCCAATGGGCGTCGAGGAAAAACAGGGTCGGTTGATCCAATTGTGAAAACAAGTCGTGGAGGAATAGCCGCGAGTCGCCGATGCCAATCTCGACGTTCGGGTGCCGGCCGAGCCTCGCTTGCACTTGCTCAGAAAACGACCAGCGGCAGTATTCAACGGTCCACACCCGCTCGAATGCCAGCGCCGCCAGTTGCGTGGTACGTCCCGAGCAGGTGCCCGTCTCGACGAAATACCGCAACCTGAACTGGTCGCGGAGTTGCGTCAACAGCCACGTGGGCAACGTGCTCACGAGTTCCGTTTCGTATTGCATGGGAAATTTCCTAATGACAACGAACGAGGGTGTGCCAACCGAACGCGGCTTCCAGGGCGAGAAACATGGCCGAGGGCATCGCGGCAAAGTGCGGCTCCAGGGCGTAATGCCCGCGGAGGTACTCGTCGACGCGATAAGGAAAGATGTGAGCTTGCCGCAGTTCGTCAATCGTGAACGCGGCCAGGAGGCGCCTGATCTCATCGCGCGTGTAGGTTCGCGCCAGCGGGCAGCCTCGCTGGGCCTCCGGCTGGTCAAACCCAGCGTCGATCATTACCCGCTTCCAGGAATTCGCGGCGTAAAGCATCAGCCGGAACTCACCGCCCGACGCTAGGTGCTGGCGGACGTGCGCCACCACGCGTTCCGGGTGTGGTGTGTGGTGCAACACGCCGAAACTGTAGACGAGATCCCAGGGGCCGTCTGGGATGCCATCCTCGGCGTTGGCAACAACAACGCGCGGCATCGGGCCGGAGTATGGCCCCGCCGTTTCCAGGTGCCGGCGTGCCAGGCGGGCGCTTTCGCTAGACAGTTCTACTCCCATGTACTCCGCGCCGGCCTGCGCGAATCCAACCGCAGCAGCCCCGATGCCGCAGCCGATCTCCAGTACCCGCCTGCCCTGCCAGCGGTCGAATTCCGCAAAGCCGGGAATGTGCGGCTCTGCCGCGTACTTGCGGCGGCGCACCTCGGTAAAGTATTCCGGCGTGCCAACCGGCGCGCGCGAATGCCGAACATTGCAGGGCCTCGCGTCCCAGTAGTCTCGCACGCGATCTAGCAAGGTTTCATCCATTTTACAATCTGCTCGGGGGTTTCCGCGATCGACTCATGGGCCGGCTGGTAATCACCCCAATACTCCGAGTAGTTCAGGTTCTCGTCCCATTGGGTGCCCGGAACGCCCGGGTAATCGTTGAGATGTTCGCGGTGCGACGCTGGGCAGTCCCAAGGGTTCTCCTTCTCGAATCGCCCGGTACTCAACCGCGCCCGCCAGTATTCCTGGTTTTGCCGCGATAGCCAAGCGGCCGTAAATGAGTAGGTCGTCTCGCCGCCCAGCACCACGTCGGCCTGTTGTAACAGGAACCAGTCGGCGAAGAAATCCATCGAGCGGACGTGGGCCTCGTCGCGCGGGTGCGGGTACTCATACTGCGGCGGCGCCCCGGAAAAGCCGAGGCCGAGGTCCTCGGCCAGCACGGGGTTATAGTGGCGGAACCACCGCACCAAACTGGGATCTTCGGTGGCAATGAACAATACGGGCCGCTCGAATCGCTGCCAATGTTCGTGCAACCACTTCAGGCACCAGGCCATCGGCAACAAGAAGAAAATCATCCGCCCCGCATCACCCCGCCGCAAGTGCAGGCCGATTACTGTATCACCAATGGATCGCAGGCGATCCAGGGCGGGCAATACGCGCTCGCTCTCCGGTGACACGACCGGCTCGAACAAGCCCTGGATGAACGGGCGGTCGGGCGCATACCACGACAGGTTGTACTGAGCCCAACCGCGGAAATCGTGGCCAGCGTACTCCTCGCCGTCCGGCGGAATAGGCACACCGAAACACGACTCGTGTTTGGTCGGCTCATAGCGTTCGGCCTTCTCCGGAAGCGCCGTTGTGATCGGCGGGTCCTCATGGCCGAAAAAATACTGCCCCGCCCATTTCGGCACCTGGTATTCCAGGCCGTGCCGCCGGGCATACGTCCGCAGGAACGCGTACTGAAAGCACTGGTTCCCCCACTGGCCGGAGATGCCCAGCCGCGACATCGTAATCAGTCGTTGAACTGCCATAATCCGTCCGTAAAATATCCAACCCCCGCATGTACGTGCATCCCATGACTCTGCGCCACCGTGGAAACCATCACGTCCTCGGCGGCAAAACTCCGCGCGTGCCAGATGCCCAGTGACGCGACCACCTCGGCCAGGCGGCGACTGGCGATATAGGCCGGGCCGCCAACCCACCGCTCGGCCTGCGGCCCCAGGTAGGCTTCCGCACAGGCCGGTTGTGCGATCTTGTCTGGCGGCAGCTTGCGGCCGGGTGGGCGGGGAAAAACCATCCCGTCCTTTCGCACAATTCGCCCCATGTAGCCGGCTAAATCAGCGCTGCCGATGATGTCCCAGTCGACGCGAAACACGCGGGCGTTGACGTCTGTTTTGAAAAAGTAATCCCACTCTCCCCATGCCAGCGCATCACGAAACATGAGGTATGTTTTCATCGGCAGGTTTTCGTAGATGTCGTGGAACGGTAGGCAGCAGTATTCCACGGACTCCGCCTGCTCGCCAAGCACCTCCTCTGTGTTGGCTGAATCGCCGTAGTAGCAGCACTGCCGCACTAGCTTCCGGCCCTTGCCTATCAGCGGAACAATCTGGGGGAGGTGATTGGGAATCAAATCCGTGTGGCTGTTGCACACGAATACCCCGTGATACACGCGCACGGCCGGCGGCGTTTCATTCGTCGCCGTTGACTTGTCGTTCGATCCACCCATAGGTTTTCTCCATGCCGTCGCGCAGCGGCGTGCCCGGTTCCCAACCGAGCAACTCGCGGCAGAGCGTGTTGTCTGAGTTGCGGCCACGCACTCCCGTTGGCTTGTCAAGGTCGTAGCTACGAAGTAACTGCACGCCGCCGAGGTTTTCCGCAATCGAGACCAGTTCGGCTATTGAGACTAACTCGCTACTGCCGATGTTCAGCGGCACCGTTACGTCGGAATCCATTAGCAACCGGATGCCGTCAACGCAGTCGTCAATCCAGCAGAAACTTCGTCGCTGCTGGCCGTCGCCCCAAATTGAAATGTCATGGTGGCCGCTTTTCTTTGCCTCGGCCACCTTGCGGCAGATAGCAGCAGGTGCTTTTTCCCGCCCGCCGGTCCAAGATCCGTGGGGGCCGAAGATGTTGTGAAAGCGAGCCACCCGCGTCTGAATGCCCGCGTCTTCGCAGAAGTGCCGGCACATCCGCTCCGAAAACAGCTTCTCCCAGCCGTAACCGTCCTCGGGCATCGCGCCGCCGCCGAAGTAGGCGTCGTCCTCGGCCAGCGCCACGACGTCGGGGTCTCGCTGGCGAGCGGCGTGGTAGACACACGCGCTGGAGGAATAAAAGAACCGCTTGACGCCCCGGAACTCGGCGGCCATCAGGAGGTGGGTATTGATGAGCACGGACAACATGCAGGCGGTTTTTTCGCTCTCGATAAAGCCAATCCCGCCCATGTCGGCCGCGAGATTGTAAACCTGCTCGCAGCCCTGCACGGTTCGCATACAGTTCGGCCGCAGTTTCAGGTCGCAATCGGGGATATTGTCCGCCGCTTCGTGCCACTGCCACCACTCCGCACGCGGTTTGATGTCCACGGCCCGAACCGCGTGGCCCTCGTCCAGCAGTCGCTTGACGAGATACCCGCCGATGAACCCGCCCGCTCCGGCAACCATGACTCGCATCAGTTCACCCCCAGTCTGAACACTCCACAACCCGCCGGCACGTCGTCCGGCACGATTCCCCAACAGTCAATCACCGCCCGCGGCCTGCCACACTCGGCCAGCATCGAGGGCAGTTCGCGATAGATCGGCCAGGGCGTCATCACCACGAGCGTCTGGCATTGCTCAATGCACCGCGCCAACGTCGCCTGCCGTGCAACCGCCTTCGGCCGGGCCTGCGGGTCGCTCGCCATCACCGCGTAACCCCGCCGCTCCATTTCGTGGTACAGCGCCACGCCGGCCGACTCTTCGCAAACCTCCGTGCCGGGCTTGTAGCTCAGCCCCAAAATTCCCACTGTCTCGCACGACTCGGTACACTGCATCACCAGGTCGGCAACGCGGCCCGTCTGGGCGTCGTTCACCGCGTCGGCTGCCTCGGCAAGCCACGCCTGCCCGCCGGCGGTACGTGCCGCGTGACCGAATGCCCGACAGTCGCGCGGCAGACAGGGCCCGCCGTAAGCAGTGCCGGGCTTGAGGTACGCCGGGCCGATCCGCCGGTCGCACCCCACGGCGTGCAGCACCGCGCGGGCATCGCCACCGGGGAGCCGTTCGCACAACTCCGCGACTGTGTTGGCGTAGCTGATTTTCAGGTCCAGCCCGACGTTCGTGGCGATCTTGCACGCCTCGGCCGAGTAGAATCCCATTCGGCAGCAGGGCCGGTCGTGGATCGTGGCGTAAAATGCCTCCAGGATATCACCCGCGCGCCTGTCCGATTCGCCAATCAGCACATAGTCGGGGGTGAGCATGTCGCGGATCACGGAGCCGAGTGCGATAAATTCTGGATTGTAACACAGGCCGAAGTCCTCGCTGCACTCTCCCGCGCCGGCTTGTTCCAATAGCTCCCGAATTCGTACCATACCGCCAGGCGAGACGGTCGACACGATTGCCACGACCGGGAAGTCCCGCCGTCCGGCAAGCCCCGCAGCAATCGCCGGAACGGCCGCCTCGATGCACTCCAGCGAGAAGTCGCCCTCCGGCAGGCTGTTGGTGGGAACGATAACAAACACAATCGACGCGTCCCGGCAAGCGGCTGCCGTTTCGGTCGTGGCCGTAATTCGCCGGCCGTGCTCGTCGAGCATTGCCTGGAGCCCGGGTTCCGCGATGGGCGCCTGCCCCGCCTCGATCTGCCGCACGAACTCGGCGCTACGATCCTCGCCCGCCACCTCGTGCCCTTTGCTGGCGAAAACGGCCGCCATCGGTGAGCCCAACTTGCCAAGTCCGATTACTGCAACACGCATGGCTGCTCCTTTCCACGCAGCCGCTCCCGGGCCGCTTGTTCGCACGGACGGGGCCCCAGCTCCGCCCGGCCTAGTGCCGCCTTGATTGTTCGCACGCCGCCCACCAATTGCCGCAACTCGCCCGGCTCTAAGCTGGCCGCTTGGTCGCTGCCCCAGGCGCGGCGGTCCAGGGTGAAGTGCCGCTCGATCTGCACCGCTCCGAGCGCCACCGCCGCAAGGCTCGGCAGCCACCCCTGTTCGTGGCCCGAATAGCCCACAGGGCACTTGTAGCGAGCCCTTAACGTATCCATCCGGGCAAGATGCAGTTCACCCGCTGGGCACGGGTAGCAACTCGTGCAAACCAGCAGCGTCAAGCCGTGTGTGCCCAGCGTTCCCACCGCCGCGTCGATTTCCGCCGCGGTGCTCATTCCCGTTGAGAGTACCACGGGCAACGGCGCCCGGGCGGCAGCCTCCAGGAGTGGCCGGTCGGTCAATTTGGCCGAGGGGATTTTCAGATACGCCAGTCGCCGCGCAGCGAGAAACTCTACCGCCCCAACGTCCCACGCGCTAGCCGCCCAACCGATTCCGCGAAGCGTACACACCCGGTCGATCTCAGCATATTCTCGCTCGCCAAACTCAACGCGCCGCCGGTAGTCCAGATACGTCATCCGCCCCCACGGCGTGTCCCGCAGTTGCTCCCGCTGTTCGGGCGGCACACACTCCGGCAAGGTCCGCTTCTGAAACTTGACATAATCGGCCCCCACCTCGCTGGCGCAAACGATCATCTCGCGGGCCGCGTCAATGCAGCCGTTGTGGTTGATTCCAATTTCGGCAACGATCTGCGTCATGGTGCCTCGGCCTTGTCGTCGTAGAACCGGTCAAACGCCGGCTTGCCGAACCGCAGGCCGTCGTACTGAACACCCCAGCGGGCCAGTTGCTTGCGGGTGAGTCGGTCCCAATTGCGCCCGGTGAGCGTACCGCGGGCCGTCCAGTAAATGACCTTGCAGCCGGCTGCATGGAGACGATTGAATCGAGTGATTCGGTCGTAAAGCGGCCGGGCCTCCCGGTAGTCCGTACCCTCGGTCTGGCAGATCGTCCCGTCGATGTCCACGTAGAGGGTGCTGCCGGACGGCGGATCAACCGGACACATACGACAGGCGCGTTGTAAATCGTCGGGGGTGTCTATTTCCAGCACCCTCCGGGCCGGGACTTCGCAGACGCCAACAGCACCGAAGAACCGATACCGCTCTTTCAGGAACCGCCCCGTCCGCATCGCGTAGACGCTGCCCGCCTCCAGGTACCGCGGGCGGAGTTCCTGCCGCCGGGGGCGGGAGTCGGCGGGATGGCCTATCGGTTTCGCCCCTAGCACGGTTGATTCCCATTGGAATCCATGGAACCGGCAGCCGCAGAACGCCGAATCATAGCCGCCGGCCAGACGGTCCAGGCAGCCGTTGATATCGTCGGGGGTGGTCAGCGGCGCCGTGCATTGCAACAACACCACGGCGTCGAACCGGCCATCCATTTCACGTAACACCTCGAGCAGGCACGACTCGCTGGAAGCCTCGTCAGTGGCGGTCTCGGGGCTGCGGCGGTGGACCGTCACGCCCTCGCCCTGGACGGCCGCCGCGATCTCGTCGTCGTCCGTGCTCACCACGGTGAGCGTCACCCGCGAGGCCCGCGCCGTCCGGCAGGCCCGCACCACCAGCGGCACCCCACCCACCTCGGCGAGGTTCTTGCGCGGGACCCCCTTCGAGCCGCCGCGCGCCGGGATGATGCAGATGGAATTCACCCGTCGATCCTCCTCACCCGCCCCACCTCGCACCAGAGGTCGATCAGACGCCGCTCGCCGTCGTACCAGTGGGCCCGCTCGGCAATCACGTCCCGGCGGGGTGCCCAGTATTCGCCGCGGTGTTCGCCGTCCCAGAAACCACACACGTCGATTCTGCCGGGCCAGCGGTCTAGCGCAGCGGCCAGCATCAGCAGCCCCGTGGACGGCCAACGGCGTTTGCCGGTCAACCCTGCGGCCGTCAGTTCGGCCAGCCGTTCACGTCGCAGCGAGCGATAGTGAATCCGCCGCACATGGCAGTCCCGCGCGTGCCGGCAGAACGCGGCCCACTCGGGGGCCTCCAGGGCATCGCGGCCCGCCACCGTGGCAGCCCAAATCTCGTCAACGGTTTTGGCGCCCGGCGGCGGGCCGTGTTGCTCCAGGGCCTCCAGCAAGCCGCGCCACAAGCCCACGCCCCAGTGGGTGCAGCGGAATCCCACGTCGGCCGGCGACTCGCGCCAACGGTTGAATCGCATCACCACGTCGTGGGCGTCGATCTGCTCACCGAGGGTTCGGCCGATAAGCTGGCTGGAGTTTCCGACGAGGCAGACGGAATTCATGCCGCACCTCTTTTCGGGGGGTGTTGACGCCGGTGATAAGCCGGGTAAAATACTAACGGCAAAGGAGGTGCGTTATGCGCCGGGGATTCACGCTGGCGGAACTGCTGGTCACGGTCACGATCATTGCCATTCTGGCGGGGCTGTCGCTGGTAGCCGTTGAAAGTGCCCGCGAATCGGCACGGGAGGCCCGCACCCGGGCCACGATCGCCAAGCTCCACGAGCTGGTCATTGAGCGATACGAGGCGTACAGGACACGACGGGTTGCGTTGACGCTGCCGCCGAACACGCAACCGATCGACGCTGTGAGGTTGCGGCTGTACGCAGTTCGCGACTTGATGCGAATGGAAATGCCGGAACGACGCGCCGACATCCTCGGCGGTCCCGCAACCACAATTCCCGAGCCGCGGCTGCACGTCGCCTATCGACGCTGGCTCACTGCCGCGGAAAACAAGCCTGCGTTTCAGACCCACACGCACGTTGAGGCCGAGGTGTTTTACCGGATGGTCGCGCTGGCCGATCCGGCCGCCCTGGAACGGTTTGCTTCGCGCGACATCGGCGACACCGACCGGGACGGAGAGCCGGAATTTCTCGACGGCTGGGGCCGCCCGATCTACTTTCTGCGGTGGGCGCCTGCGTTCCGGGATTCCGACATCCAGGCCCCCGATCCCCAAGCGCGCCACGACCCGTTTGATTCCACCCGGATAGACTCTGCGGCGTTTCAGCTTTTTCCGCTGATCTATTCCCCCGGGCCGGATGGCGTCTACGGCGTGGACATTGCGCCTGGGACGGACTATTCCAGCCCCCCGGCCGTCGACCCCTACCATTCGGCGGCCGGCGCGCCGATTGAGGACGGTGGCGAATTGGACAACATCCACAATCACCGCCTGTCTCCGTAGGGAAAGAGTTCGTTCAGCTTCTTCTGCCGTTTCTTGCAGCCACCGCAGGGTTTGATGCCCACGGCCCTCGTCAGCTTGGCAACCGTGTCCCCAAGTCCGCGCGATGGGGCTTTCGGGCAGTTGCGACGAGGAAACGCCCCGCCCCCCTTCCACTGCCATCCACACCGGAGGCACCGCGTGCCGGTTTCGTCGGGTTGGCAATCCACTATAGCGCCTTCAGGGTTGCTGTGACGGATGGGTCCCAAAAATTGCCGGTCGTACAGCCGTCAATGCCGTTTGGGTATGTGTCTGCCCTGGTTGCCGAATAGTCGATCGTACTGCACGCAACGGGATCGCCACCGTGTAGAAAATTGAAAATGACCGCCCACCCGTTGCGTTTACTTTCGTCACACATAATCAAGCGGAATCGCTCGTTGTCTAGCGTCAGCTCCAGCGCCTCAACGCCGCAGGTCACGGGGTCAAACTGGTATATCCAGCGGCACCCAATACACTCCTCGCCCGTGGCCTTGTTTCCGCACACGCCTACATCGCAAAATGGCAGGCCATCTGTTTGCTCCAGAACATACGTAGTGTTGAGGGCATCACAGGAACCACAAAAGCTCTCAACAATACCCGCAATGGTTGTCTGAAACTGACTCGGCGTTGTGCCATCGCACCAATCGCACGGGCCTCCCCCGCAGCAACACCTTCTCTGCGGATACGCGAACACCCGCGGCGTCCACACATAGGGCGCGGGATAGCCTTGCCAGGTTGGCATGATCAGGCCGGGCATATAATGTTCGCCACCTCCCAACGCTCCTCAGTAGCGTTGTAAACGATCGTAATCGTGACAGCCGCGTCGATGTCGTCCTCGTAGATGTTGTGGACCGTCAGCGTATCCGTCGCCGCCGTGACCGGGTTAGCACCAAACACCGGCGCGACCGTATCGACGGTAAACGACCCGTCTCCCGACTTGACGGCCCCAGTCGGCTCGGCCGTGCAAAGTTGATACTCCGGCAGATACACAATCTCCCACTCGGGGCAGTCAAACGGCTTGATCGCCCACCCGACGACCATCAGGTCCTCGTTGTCCGCGTCGTAGGCCACGCCGTGCAGGGTGGCGGTTGGGTCGCGGACAGTGAATTCGATGTCGGTATCGGCAACGTACTTTTCTTCGTCGCTGTCATACTTGACGAGGTAGGCCGTAGCACCGTCAGCGCCGAGCGCTTCCTTGAGGGTGAAGCGACGGAAAAGGAACGGCACCTCCAGAATGGGCGCCGTTTGCGGCACGTCGGCCGGCAGCGGGGCGCCTTCCATGCGCCGCGTCTGCCGCGCGATCCGCCGCGCTGATTCAAGCTCAAACCGCCCCGCTCGTTTGCCAGCCATCGAATCCCCGGTGTTGTGTGTGTTATGCCACCGCGCCCACCGTCAGCCGTAGGTGAGTGCCGATGTTCAATGTCGCCTCCGTAGGCGAGCACAAATGACAGTCAACGCCGTTGGTCCACGTAACCGTCTTGTGTGGGTCGTGAATCGCGGCCCCGCCGTAGAGTTCGCAGTTCGTCACGGTTCGCGCCCGCATGTCGCGGCGGAAGTCGAGGATCCCCGCGACGTTGGCCGTCGTCAGCGTGCCGCTCGATTGGTAGTAACAGGTGCCGCCGTAGAGGTTCAGGGTCGTCAACGTGGCGGCCTCATAAATCGACGCCGCGCCGGCTGTCTGTCTCAGTGTCGTCAGGTTGCTCCTGATGTGGAGCTTGCCCCCAGACTGCTCAATCGTGGTTAGGGTCGCGCCGGACCCTAGCGACACCTCGGAGTCATCCGTGCGATTTGACTTGTACCCGACCCGCAGAGTTGCCAACGTGGCGGTTTCGCCGGCAAATGGCGCCACCTCGATGTCCCCCTTGGTTACACTCATCGCGTTGGAGGCATTGGTCCCCTTCCAAATAATCGGCGCATGATTCTGCTCGGCCGGAGCGCCGCTATTGTGGATGTTGGCCGTTGTTTGGTTTGCGCCGACGTCGATCTTGAGACGGCCTGAACCACTGCCATCGCCCTCGCCGATTTCCAGGCTTGTGGCACTGATTCGCAGGTACGTGTCACGGTACTCGACATACGCCGAGGTGCCCGACACGTGAGCGCTGGCGGCAGCCGTCCGCGGCAGCCCCACCGTGCCCGTGTAGGACTGGCGAATTCGCAGCACGGCTAACGTCACGGATGATTGGTCAAGACCATAAAGAATGTCGACGTCGGAATCCTCCAGCACCACCGTGTCACCTGTAACCGGTAACGTCGCGCTATCAAAGTTGGCCGCCGCCCAGACGCTGGGCCCGGCCACCGCCGTGGCCGTGCTGATCGTCAGCGTTTGGTCATCGCTGCCGTCCCCGTCAGTTGTCGAGCCGGTGGCGGTGAATTCCACTCCGGCCGCGTCGCACAGCAACTCGACATAGGTTGTCTTGTCGGTAGCCGTCACTTCGGTAAGCTGCGGGGCCGTCGAGGCGTTCCAGGCAGTCGTGAGTCCGGCGGTCACTTCGGCTACGCCGTCGCCTGATTCGGCCGTGTAGCTGACCGAGACGCCGCCACAGGTGAGGGTGAAAACGTCGGCCGTGCCCACGTTGGCGGGCGTCGCCCGGGATTCCTGCGCTACAGCTACTGCGTCGCCTTGCCATGTGTGCGTTGTTGGCATTGCTTTCTATCCTCGCGGGTTAGCCGGTAATCTGAATAATCAACGCAGGCATTCGCAGGGCCCCAAAATCACGCTCTTTCCGCAAATGAAAATCGTGGTAATACGGCGCCTGCGCGCCTTGCAGTGGACTGCCGGCACCGTCCAGCAATACCGGTTCTGTAACCGGGTTGTTGTTGGCGTCACAAATCCGCTCGCAGGCTTCTTCAAATGTGATGCCGGGCGGCAGCTTGCCGGGTTCCGTCGAGGCGTACTCGGTTTTGCGCTTGTAGATGCCACGGTCAAGAATTTTCACCAGGAAATTGTCGGCGTCGAAATGGAATTCGTACTCCACCTCCCAGTACAACTGCCCTGCATCGCTCACGTGTCGCCCGCCGCGCACGTCGTACAGCATCGCCTGGAACGGATCGACGCCCATAAAGGGCGCGGAGTTGATTCCCTTGATGTAGTTGCTGATCGTAATGCGCCCCGAATCGGGCTCAAGCCGCCGCACCATCAGCGACAGAATGTGTTCCTCGATCTCCGGTAGCGGACTGAACACGCTTCCTACGCTGTTGCATACTGGGTTGCCGTGAATGTCCTGACTGCACACCTTCGACTTGGCAATCGATCCGACGCGAATTTCCAACAGCGGCCGTTCAGGGTCATCGCCTCCACCACCGGGGTCGTCGCCCCCGGTTGTAACGGGTAATTTGCCGTACTGGACTTCGACGCGCCACACGGTGGGGTTATCCTGGTCGCGTCGCGGTGCCCGCCGGCAGCACACCAAACCCTGCTCGCCTTCGTGGCCGGTTGCGTAAGCATCCCCGATATTCGGCAGTTCGCCGGCCCGCAGAACCGTGGCTGGACCGTCCAGCGGATCGCTGGTCACCACGGTAAAGTGGCGGGTGCGCACCTTGTCGATTTCGTTCTGGCTCTTGGCCGTGTCTTCGCCAGAACCAAACCCGAGCGTATCTGGGATAACTTTTAGGACGCTCATAATTGCAATACGATATCGTCGGGTTGATCGAATGTAGCTTCCACGAGCGCACTACGAATTGCGTGCAATTCGCGCGTCTGCTCTTTCATCTCTGCTAGCTGCTGCTGCTGCAACTGTTGATGCCGCGCCTCGGCCGCCTGGGCCGCCTGCGTGCCTCGCTCCAGGGCGGCCAACGGCTGGGACTCCTGGTTCGGCAGCGCAGCCTTCCGGTCCGCGCGGTCAAACTGCCATCCCATCTCGTGGGCCAGGTCGCCAAACTTACTCTTGAGCATCGCGTCCAAGCCTTCACCAAGTGCCACGATGCCCTTGTCCGCATCCGCGAGAAACTGCCTTTCTAGCGCTGCATATTGTTTCTCTCGCAGTTCCGCCATGCTCTTGATCGGCCCCGCCGGCATTGGCAACTCTTCCAGGGCGGCCCCCACCTTTTCAATGCTCTTGGCCGTGCCGTCAAACGCCTTGGCCGTACCGTCGGCCAGTTTGTCGAGTTTCGCCTGGACCTTTTCTGCCTGTTCGCCAACCTTCTCCGCTTCGGCGACGGTCTTTTTCATGTCGGCATCGAGGCCGTCGAACGCCTGGGATACCAGATAGACGCCGCCGGCGGCAAACGCCAGCCCGGTCATTAACGCGATCCACCCACGCTTGCCGGAAAGGGCCAGGCTGATCGCCTGGGCGGTGGCAAGCGCCTTATACATGGCGATCAGCGAACGCCCGAGGCGGATAACAGCGGGAATGATTTTGACGGCGATCAACCAGCCGGTGGCGAACCCGAGAATGCCCGCCACCACTTTTCGCACCAACGGGTTCATGTCGACGAACATATTGATAAGCCGGCCAATCGCCTCCAACACGGGGCCGCCGATGTTGACTACCAACCGCTCCAGGGCTGCCGACAGCCGGTTAGTTGCCGTGCCGAACTCGGTCAACTGATTGTCGGCAACATCTTCGGTAGTCCCCGCCGCTTTTCGCAGGGCTGCCTCGTACTCGCGGATTTTGCCGGACATTCCCAGAACAGCCTGCGTGTAAGCCACGGACTTGTCCGAGAACCCAAGAGCCAACAGGGTGGCCTTCTTCTGGGCATCGCTCTGGCCATCAAGCGCCCGCTCAAGATCGCCCACGATATCGGCAAGGTTGCGCATCTTGCCGGCCGAATCGTAAACCACGACGTTCGCTTCCTTGAACGCCGCCGCGTTTTTAAGGGCCTTGGTTTGCAGATCGCGCATCACGATCGAGAATGCGGTTCCCGCGTCCGACCCCTTTAGGCCCTGGTCGGCGAACGCCGCTAGAACCGCAACGCCTTCCTCTACGTCCTTGCCCACGATCCGCAGGGCCGCCGCCGCCTTGGTGGTTAGTGCTTCGGAGAACTGTTCGACTGAGGCGTTCGCCAGCGTATTGGCCCGCACCAGCACGTCGCTAACGCGCTGCATATTGGCCATGTTCTTGCCGGCGTCCTTGACCGTCATTCCCAGCGCACTCTGCGCGTCGGTCAGCAGGTCAGTGGCCCGCGAGAGGTCGAACATACCCGCCTGGGCAAATTTGGCCACGGCGGGCAGGCTAGCAATAGACTGCTTGGCATCCAGCCCGGCAGACGCCAAATAGTAATAGGCCGCCGCAGCTTCCTTGCCGCTGAACTTGGTTTGGAACGCAACCTTCTGCGCCGCCTTGACCATATCGGCCTGCATCGCGCCGGAGAGGGTGCCCATGATCGCCGTAGACGACTTCAACGCCTGGTTGAAACCCTCAATCGTCCGCGTAGCAGCACGCAGCGCAGCGAACCCGGCGGCAACACCAAGGAAGCCCACCATCGCCGTTTTCATGCGATTCATCAACACGCTAGACTGCTTGCCGGCCACGTTCAGACCGCCCAGGTCCTTTTTCGCCCTCCCGATCCCCTTGGAGAATCGGGCTGTGTTGGCAACCAGGTCCGCTCGAATTGCACCGACTACGGCACTAGCCATCTAGCCCCTCTCGCTTCTGGCGTCGGGCCCGCGCCCGCGCGAAACCCCGCTTGGCTGCCGCAAACACCGCTTTCTGGCTCGCCGGGGACTGGACTTGCTGCCCGGCCACCGCCCGCATCGAGGGCAGGAAGTCTCCGGCCCGTGGCGCCCGGGGGCGTTTCGACCAGGGGGCCATTGCGGCGGCCCCGACGTAGGCCGCCTGCAAGTCGCCCCGCGCGCCGCCGATCGGCTCGATATCGTCCCAGATTCTCCACTTCTGGAACCAGTCGGCCGGCATTTCGTCAAGCAGTCCATCAACATCGAAAACCCCAAACTCCTGGGCTAGCCGGTAGGCGAATCGGAGGCCGGGGTCGGCTGCGAGTTTTTTCCCAGCCCCTCCTGCGCCTCCACGCTCATCCCGTTGTGCGCCATGCCCGCTTCCACGATTGCTTGCAGGGCGTCAATGCTCAACTCGCTCAAAGCGTCGAGGTCCTCCGGCCCGAAAAGCAGCGCGTTGTTTTCATCGCACATGAAGTACGCCGCCACCTCAGGGAAGAACGTCACCACGTCTCGCTCCTGGCCGTCCTCCGGTGGTCCAAACCGCTTGACCGCATCCATCATTTGCCGCGCGGTCAGTTTCCGCACCCAGACTGCCCCGTCCAGCTCCGGCCATTCGGGCAAGTCCAGCTTCTTCGGCTTCAGCGTCTTCGCCCCAAGAATCCGCTCTCGCAAACCGCTCATCGTCAAACCTCCGTCAGTTCTGGGAGTTGCCAGAGTTGCGTCGGCATTAACGCCCCGTTCCCCGTCTCTCCCTGGATTGCCACGTCGGACCGCCCGGCCACCTGGCCGAACAGCCACTCGCGCGGCGCGTAGTGATTGAGTTGCCCCGCCTGTTGCAGCCGGGCCAGCACGTAGTCGACGTGCAGGTTCCAGTGCTGCGTCTCACTCCACCGCAACAATACCCCGGCCGCTCGGCCCCGAATCGCGTAAGCGTGCGTCCGCCCCGTGTAGTAACAACGCACGATCCACGGGTTGACCGGCTGCGGCAGAATCCGGTCCGTTCGCAAGTGCTGGCCGCCGAGATAGAGCTGGTCCCAGTTATCGGGCAAATGCTCGGCGCAGACGGCAAGCCGCTCGGCAAACCGGTCCACGCAGAACGCATCGTCCTCCAGGATCAACACCGAATCCTCGCCCGCCTCTCGCCACATCGCACGGTGCGACTCGAAGCAACCCCAGGCCCCGGGCGATTCGGTCCACCACGCGGGCGGCGGTGCCGTTCGACCGTCAACCGCGCTGAACCGCTCGGGCTCAGGCAACGGCCAGTCGTCCGGCAGCCGGCGGCGGAATGAGTCCCACCGGTCGGGCCGTCGATCGAGATTCAGCACCAGCACCCGCCCAAACATCAACTGCCCCCGTAAGGCCGCAGCGTGATCGTCGACAGAATCTCCCCGTCCAGCGAGCCCGAGGCGCTAATCCCCGTAACGACCGCGCTGGTGATCGAGTCCGTCTGGCCGTCGTTCCAAGAGACCGACACGGACCCCGTATCGCCCTTGCTGACAGTCGTCCGGCCAACCACCTCACAGGTAATCACCGGATCGCTCAAACCGTTGACGTACTCGTGCGTCGAGTCCGCGCAGCCGCTCAGGTCCACCGCGTTGTCCCCGTCGTCATAGTCGATCGAGCGCAGGGGCGTTGCCCCACTGCCATCAATCGAGATCGTGCTGCCATTGAATCCTGCGTCCGCCATGTCGCTTCCTCACACACCGCCCGGCGTGCGTTTTCCCGCTACGATATAAACCAGTGGCGGGCAGGCCGTCCGGGGCAACGGCTTTTCAGGAGCTACCCTAGCCCACCACTACGCTCCATCACCGCGTCACGCGGTGCTGTATTGCAAGTAATACTCCTGGCTAACCCGGTGTATTTGCATGTTCTGCCCTGGCTCCGGCGGCTCGGGCAAGTCGAATTCGCCGGTTAGGTGGCACATCGAAATATCCGGCGTGTCGCTATCGTCACTGAATCCACTCAGCGCTGCCCTGACGGCAGCCGCAAGCGTCTTCACGTCGCCGTAATCGTCGTCCCAGCAATCAACCTGGACGCGGCAGAACTCCGTGGCCACCGTGCCCAGCGAGCAGTTGACCGGCGTGGTTCCCACGCGCTGGTAGGTGATCGCCGGCAGGGTGTCGCTGTGACGGCGCACCGGCCAGATACGGCTGCCAACCAATTCGGTTACGGCAGTCGTGCCCGCCAGTTTCGCGTACAGCCTCGTTTCCGGCATCACCTTCTCCGGTACCGTACCGCCTTAACGTCTTTCATCACGCCCATCAGCATGTCTCGCTGAACCGCCCGCAACGCCGAACCGCCTACCGCGTCGAATGCCGGGCGATACCAGGGGTGCGGCGGCACCTGGCCGACCACGCGACCCTTGCCCGTGCGGTCTTCATTTCTGGCCTTCGGTGTCTTGCCGGCCTGCTTGCCGCTGATACGTTCCACCGTTCCGCCCACCACCATCCGGTGGCCGTACTCGACGAGGTAACCGTGAGCACCCCCGGGCCACTTGGGGCCGACGGCGATATACACCGTCTGGCCCGCGTTGTACCGTTTCGTCCGCCGCGAAATCGTCTGGTGCAGGTGCTTCCCTTCGTCGCGCCCCGGGTCGGCGATCTTGCGGGCGTTGGCCCGCGCCTGTCGAGCCACGATCACCGCACCCTTCCGGAGCGAGGCTGACACGGTCTTCTTGTAGACCCGTTGTTGCAACCGGTCGAGCGCCTTGATCGTCTCTCCCACGCCGGTCAGTTTCATTTTGGCCATCACACCAACTCCTTGCACCAGCACACCGTCTCCGTGTGGCGCGGGTCGTGCTCGACGTAGAGCGGGTGAATCGTCCGCGTACCGTAGGTAAATCGCTTGTCCGGCGTCACGTCGCTGCGGTATCGCAAGCTCACCATCACGCTCGCCTCAGGGCAAACCGTCGCGGCCCGGTAGCGCTCAGTGCCGTTCAGCGAGCGGACTTCCGCCCACAGCGTGGCCACGCGGCTCCAAGTGTCCGTCTGCTCGCCGTAGCTATCGGCAGAGCCGGCGGTCGGCTTCTGGAGCACTACGCGGTGTCGAAATTTCCCTGCCCGAGACATATCTGCATCGCCTGGTTGCAACGGCGGACCACTTCGGCCACCGATTCGGAAACAAACAACACCTCTCCGTCGTGATCCAGTTGGGTTGCCGATCCCCAGCCCGGCAGCTCGGCCGGGGTCGCGCTGGAGATCGTCTCGGGGTTGACCCCCACGGTTCGCGCCGGCGGGTTGAACTCCGCCCCGCTGCGCGGCAGTTGCGTTAGTTCAATCAACATCGCGTCTCCCCGTTAACTTGGTTGTCTGCGTACCCG